TGAATCGCTTACAGGGGAAGTATATACCAAAGAAGACGTAGTGACTTTCCTTAAGGACAAGTACTTCTACGAAGAGATTATGTTTCAGGGACAATTCATCAAAACTCCTCTCTCACTTTCTAAGGGAAAGAAGGAAGAAGTTCATAAGTTTATCCAAGATGTTATTACCTTTGCAAGAGAAATACTGGGAGTGGAAGTACCAGAACTAACCTAAAATTATGTTATACATTATAGAACCAAGAACAGAAACAGACAAAGTGGAAGCCGTGGGCTTTCCTGGAATTAGCCACTACTATGGTGAGAATTCAGTTACCTACAGAGACGAAAAAGGAGACAAAGGAGAAATTACAATCTCTATAGGGTCTGTCGTTAATTGTAATGGAACTCTCGGATTAGTTACTGACATACTTCCTATGAAGTTTGGAAGAGTTATTCTAACAGTTTTCTTACAGCCTCCTTCTAAAACTACTACAGGAGCCTTAATGCGTTAATCATGACGGATGATTTCCCTGCTATGGAAGACTTTAACGAAGGAGGACAAGCACTTCGTTTTAACAAAGGCAAAGCACATTGGTCTCTAGTAGATTTTAAGTCTCTAGAGCCAATGGTGGAAGTCTTAGAGTTTGGGGCAAAAAAATATGCCAGAGAGAATTGGAAAAAAGGAATGCCAGTAAGCGAAGTAGTTGAAAGCATGCTTAGACATACGTTTAGTTTGTTGTCAGGTGAGTCTCACGATAAGGAGTCTTTGATTCACCACATAGGACACATACAATGTAATGCTATGTTTATTGCCTACATACTCAGAGAAAAGCCTGAATTTAACGACTTAACAGATGAAGGTAAAATTCAGTAATTTCTTTAGAGGAAAACAAGGACAACGAGATTATCCTTATTGGTTTTTCTACGTAATCCCTACACTAACCCTTAGTAGAACACACTCTAGACAAAAGTTTAGTGTTCACCTAGGGTTTTTGTGGTTTAATTTAACTTTAACAATAGACAAAATAGACAAATGATTTTAGATCAAGGATACTTAGACAGTACAGCACAGAGTCAAAGCAGACTTAAAAAGCTACTACAACATCCTAACCTATATTATAATTATGACCCTAGCTCCGATACAGATGAGCCAGCAGAAGTAACTCTAATAGGTGATGGAGTTGATTTAATTTTAACTCAAGGAGAAGAAGTATTCAGATCAGAGTTCCACATCAGTAGTGTAGAAAGACCTACAGGACAAATGGGAGATTTTGTATGGAGTCTATTCTGTAACCGAGAAGATAGTATGGCTGAGACTATTGCGTATGAAGCAGCAAAGTTTAAGCGAGATACTATCGCTAAGGTAAGAGAAAGATTCGAAGTGGAGGGTAAGACCTACTACGAGGATTTGATTGCAGCAGAAGGCAAGAAAGTAATCTCTTTTGCCCAAGAAGCCCTAATCATTAATATTGCAGAAGGACTTAAGTCACATGCTTTCACTTCTAAGTTTGTAAAAGGTAACTCACAGTACAAAGTATTTACCCAACAAGCCTTAAGTTTTGAGTACTTAGGAGTGAAGTGTAAGGGTTTATTAGATTTGGTAGTTGTGGACGTTGTAAACAACATACTTTATCCTATTGACCTGAAGACCACTACTACTTCCTTAAACTTCTGGACAGACACTCTTATGAAGTATCGTTATGATTTTCAGGGAGCATTCTACACAGAAGCCTTAAAACAAACAGATCTCAGTATCTACGGAGATAATTTAAAAGTAAGTAACTTTAGATTTATCGTAGAAAGCCAAAAGTTTCCAGGTAGTCCTTTAATCTATGAGCTGTCCGATGAAGCCATGGCTATAGGTAAGATGGGAGGAGTATTCCAAGGCAAGAGTTACGAAGGTTTCCACCAAGCCATTGAGAGACTTATATGGCACTCTGAGAATGATTTGTGGGCATACACTAAAGAAGATTACGAAAATGACGGTATCAGAGTTATCTAATTACATAGGAGTGAACGAGAACACTAACAATACTACTAGGTTTATGAGTCCCCTGATATTTACTTCAGGGGCTCAAGCTGCTAGACTTTTGTATAATTTTGGTTTAGTTAATGTTTATCTAGATGATTATGGTTTTAAGTCTAAGCATTCTAACTGTTTGTTTTTTCTGTTTGAACCTGTAGAGAGTAGTGCTTTCAGAGCCTTTGAAGGGAAGATTACTAGCTTTGATTCTTTTTTTGACTACTATGAAGTAGACGAAAGAATAATGTATGTATTTAAGCCTAACAAGATTTATCACAGGGATCTAGAGATGTTTAAACAGAATAGATTCGATGAATTCTCTGAGGATTATAAACTACTATTACATAAAGACATAAACTTTAACGGAGTAGTAGTGGATATTACAAAAGAAATTTATAGATTTGAAGAAAGTTTAAAACCATAGTATGCATAAGATACCAATCATTTACAACGCAGCAGTAGGAGATAAAGCATTGCTTTACTTAGACATAGCTAAAAGAATATCTTTGGAGTCTTATTGTAAGCGACTACAGGTAGGGTGTCTTATAGTTAAGGGAGGTAATATTATCTCCTTCGGCTATAATGGAAATATCCACGGCTTCCCTAATATCTGCGAAGAGAATGACGTAACTCTAGATTCTGTATTACACGCAGAGTCTAATGCAATCACTAAAGCATGCAAGAGTCCTATCAGTACAGAAGACGCAACTATGTACTGTACTCATGCATGCTGTGTGCATTGCGCTAAGTTGATAATTCAAAGTGGAATCGTTACATTTGTATACATTGAAGACTACAGAGACAGATCAGGCTTAGAGCTTCTGATTGCTGCAGGTCTAGATGTAATTAAAGCAGAACTAGATTAAATTAAATTAAAAGAAAAAATATGAGCATCACAGTAAAAGGACACAGAGTATTACTCAATCGTCCTAAAAGAGAAGAAAGACTTATCCAACTTACACCAGAGATGGAAGAAGAAATGAACATGAGAGAGTTAGCAAACCTTAAGCGTTTAGAAGTATACGCCATAGGAAAAGACGTAACCGAAGTAGCAGTAGGAGACGTAGTATATGTTAATCTTATGTACCTTCAATCTGCTGAACTAGTAGAAATAGAAGGTGAAGAGAAGATTATGGTTAGAGATAGCGATATCGCTTTCACTTGGTAATTAGTTAAAATAAGAGATATGTTATTCTATTACACAGAAAAAGAAAAAATCGAAAGTGGCGAAGAGATGGAACTCATCGTTAAGAAGGGTTACTCTTTTGATCTTAACAAAGTATTGATGACCTACCCTACAGACAATGGCTTAGCTGTTGTACTAGAAGGAAGTGCTGATAAACTTAACCCTGTAGATTACCAATATAAGATTGATCCTGCAACTAAGCAAAAAGTTCCAGTAAAAATCACTAAATTTGAAATCACAAGTGAGCCCATCGTAGTTGAGTTGAAAGTAAAAGAAGAAATTCTTGCTTTCTTTAGCTTAACAGGTGGACCACAGGCGATCTAATAGTTTTAGTTTATTTAGTTTATAGTTTTAGTTTTTAGTTATTTAGTTTACCAACCAACCTAGAAGGGGAGCTGAGAAGTTCCCCTTTCTTATTTTTTGTATTATATTATATTTGTATAACGACTACTATGCCTAATAATCCATTAACCCTTCAGGAATTACAAGCCTATATAAGTACATCAGGGGACAATCAAATGCCTGCAGGGTACTTTTTAGCTTCTCCTGTATCAGGAACAGGTCCTTTTGCTTATCGTCTGTTTGATGCTTCTTATATTTCTTTAGGAATCATTGACCCTAATCGTTTGGGAACAGGATCTACAGGAGCAGGTAATCTTTACTTATCTGACGATGGTACTTGGAAAGCTATTGGAGGTGGAGGTGGTGGTGGAGATATGTATAAGTGTTTTCACCCCGACACAGAGTTATTAACTCTAAACGGCTGGAAAAAAATCACTGACATTTCATTTGATGATGAAGTAGCAACTCTTAATCAAGAGACAAAAGAGTTAGAATATCAAGTACCCAATCACATATTTAAATACGAATATGACGGAGAACTATTAGGAAGAGAAACTAAGCAGTTGTCTTATTTGGTTACTCCTAACCATAGGATGTATGTAAGAAAATGGTATGGAGGACAAAGAGGACTAGTTTGGTCTGAAGATTTTTATTGGGAAAGAGCCGATGAAGTTTCAGAAAAAATAAGATCGTTTCCAATAACAGCAAAGTGGATAGGAGTAAAAACAGAAACTAATCCTTTTGGGATTGATGATGATTTGTTTTTAGAATTTTTAGGTTGGTTTTTAGCCGAGGGTTGTGTAGTAGAAAGTAGAATTTATGTAACTCAGACAAAAAGCACAACACTTGCCGATTGTACTAAAGTTATGGTTGAGATGGCAAGAAGTTTAGAAAGAACTTTGCGTCATCACCAAAACGCACACTTCAACTTTAGGCACTCAGAACTAGCAAAGTTTTTAAGTCAATTTGGAAAACACGCCCATAATAAATTTATTCCATCTTTCGTTAAGAATCTACCTCCAGAAAAGTTAATTTTATTTTATAGTGCCTACTACAAAGGAGACGGTCATCTAAATAGTAATAATATTACTACTGTATCAAAAAGAATGGCTGATGATTTACAAGAAATAATCTTAAAACTTGGAGGATACGCCACAATTACAAAATGCTCTCCTACAATTACTTCGTACGGTGTTCGAGACTTTTACAGACTAAATTGTAATTTCAATAACTTACAAGGAAGCACCGCTAAAAAAGACAATTATAAAATTGATTACAAAGGGTTCGTACATTGTGTAGAAGTAGATAATTCTACTCTATATACAAGATTTAACGGAAAACCTGTATTTTTAGGAAACTCTACCTATGACGTAGATAATGACGGAGTTGTGGACTCAGCAGAAAGAACTGAGATTATAGTAAGAAACTCTACTGGTTCTACTCTAACTAAAGGTACAATTGTTTATTTAAGTGGAGCAACAGGAAACAGACCCAATGCCTTAAGAGCCCAAGCACATACTGAGGCTACTTCTTCAAAGACCATAGGTATGGTTGAAGCAGATATTTCAAATAACTCTGACGGATATGTTGCAACAAACGGAACTCTTCACAACTTAGACACTTCAGCTTTTACGGCTGGAGATGCTGTTTGGTTGTCTGCTACCACAGCAGGAGCATTTACAAGCACAGTTCCTGCCGAACCCAATCATACAGTATTTATCGGGTATATTGCTCGTTCTCACCCTACCCAAGGTAGAATAGTTCTTCATATTCAAAACGGATATGAGTTAAATGAGTTGCACGGGGTTCTTGTTGCTTCTGAAGCTAACAACGATCTGCTTACTTACGAATCGTCTACGGGATTGTGGAAGAACAAAACCTTTACGGCTATCTTCGGAGGTACGCCTTTGGTCTCAATTCCTACTTTAGCACAAGTAACCACAGCAGGTAACACAACCACGAATGCTATTACTGTGGGTGGGTTGACCGCTAATAATAAAGTTTATCTAGGTAGTAACACACCTCATAGTAATGATGCTACTAATATAGTAACTGTGAATGGTATAATGTCTTTATCAAACGGATATATCCGTATAGATGGACAGAATAGAATACAGATGAGTACAAGTAGCTGGATTTGGAATACAGCAATCTTACCTACAGCCGTAGGATTTCAAGGATATTCAAATGTAAATTTTACTCTTCGTACAGGAAGCACTTCTTATAACTTAGATTTAGGATTAGCTGGACAAACTAATCTAAGAGTTGCAAATACTACAGGTAATATCCTCATAGGCACCACAACGGATTCAGGATATAAGTTAGATGTTAATGGAAGCCTAAGAACTACTGGGATACTTTACTCAAATAATAACCTTGCTGTTGGTAATTATGATTCAATAATCTCTCCTTCTGGATCTGTGAATCTTTCTGTATATAGTAATGTACTGGGAACTCCAGGAAGACTAGTTATAGGAGGTTATGCAACTGCTGGTAGCTTAAATAGTATTATTTCTTTTGCAAATACCCAGTTAAATACTTTCTACCCAGGTCAGTTCGAGCAAGCAAAAATAGAATCTATCTACGCACCAAATGGTAGTACAGGAGGCGATCTTAGATTTTACACAAGAACTTTTACTAGCTTTGGAGAGCGTTTACGAATTACAGATGTTGGAAATATTCTTATAAACACAACTACAGACAGTGGGGCAAAACTTACAGTAGCAGGCTCAATCACTGCGGCCTCAGCAATCGCAAGAGGAGTATTCTTCAACAACACTTTAGTAGCAGCAGCAAACAATGACGTATTAGTAGGACTAGACATCAATCCTACCTTTACTAATGGTGCGTTTACAGGGGTAAGTAATTATGCCGCTAGAATACAAGGAAATACATTAATAGGCACAGGAGCATTTACATACGGAAATACAAATTCAACTGGGGGAAAATTAACAATTGTTAACACTAGTGGGTATAATGGATTGGTAATTTCTCATGGAGTAGGAAGTTATCAGCTTACAATAAATACAACCTATAGTGATAATATTGGAGTTAAATTTTCTTGGAATGATGGTATAAACAATCCATTTCTTCAGCACGCAAATAACATAGGTACTGTTCTTGGAACTACTATTCAACCAGTAACCCTAAAAGGAAGTACTACAATCTTAGGATATGCTGTATCGTACGGAACATATGCTGAAGGCATGAGGGTGGCTGTAACTACAGGTAATGTTCTTATTAATACAACCACAGACGCAGGATACAAACTAGATGTAAATGGTAGTACAAGAGTAAAGGGAACAGGTACAACAAGTGCGACCACCGCCTTCTTAGTTCAAAATAGTGGCACAACTGTTACTCCATTAAAAACCACAGATGATGGAACTGCTTATATAGGTTGGGATAGCACAGGAGATTTTAATAGTTCTTTTAGTTCAAATGGAACTGTAAGTATTGGTAGATATGGAAATGCATTAGCTTATTACGGAAATACAACTCGTTTAGCAGGACAAACGTGGAAATTTACAACATATAATATGTATTGGGGTTCTTCTCCAAATGAATCATCTATCTGGACAGATGGTAGAGTATCATTAGGTACCTATACACCTGTTCCTTCTGCTATGTTGAGCATGACCTCTACAACGCTAGGATTCCTACAACCACGAATGACCAACGCTCAGGTGTTAGCAATCACTACGCCTGCTACTGGTCTTCAAGCATACGACACCACAAACAACAAAAACTTACTCTACAACGGAACGGCTTGGCAGAACATAGCAACTGAAAGTTGGGTCTCAGCACAAGGCTATACTAGTAATGTAGGAACAGTAACTTCAGTAGCAACAGGTACAGGATTAAGCGGAGGAACAATTACTGGTAGTGGAACTATATCTCTAGCTAACACCGCTGTAACAGCAGGTGCTTATACAAACGCAAACATTACTGTAGACGCACAAGGAAGAATTACTTCGGCTGCTAATGGAAGTGGTGGAGTCTCTCCTACTACTACAACTATAAATACAGGAGCTACTATTAATTTGTATAACACTAGTACTGATGTAGGGTTCTTAAAACTAGAATACTACGCTAAGCGTTCTACTGCAATCAATGGAGAACAAGAAATTGGTGTTGTGTATGTTACTTACTTAGCAGGAAATCCCTTAGGATATAATTTTTGGATAGATTTCCAAACTCCTACTCCTGCTTCTTTTGGACAACTAAGCTTTAGTGTCACGGGAGGACCTTCTTTAGATATTACGGTCAATAATCCCAATCCATATAACATGGATATTTACTACAAGATTACGACCTTTTAAAATTAATTAAAGTCTTATTAGTCTTGGGTACTCTAAACCATTTGCTATGACGACATCCATTCCTAGGATACTTTCTATTGTAACGTCATCCTCGTCTTCTATACCCATTTCTTTTAGTATCTCTTCAAACTGATCCTCTGTGATTAGTATTACGTTAGGTCTTACTGCTCTACCGTCCTTCTCGGAGTCTAAATAAAATTGATTTATTAATTTGTCTATATCTGCTAGGGTAACCATATTATTTTTATTTAAAGCGAATATAAAACGAATAAATCAAATCCGTATCTTTTTCTACTAAATCAAATGAAACTCCTGGATATCCTGGACCAAAGTTATTCATTATCCACTTAGAAGAACCGTACATAGACAGAACATTTCTGTATCTAAATTTGTATGCTTGTTGCATACTCTCTGTATGTAAGTCTCCTTTTACTATCGAGATATTTTTATTCTCTCCTAAATTGTGGTGAGTAATGTACTTGTTAAGGAAATTTTCTGCTTTTTCTGTTAAGAAAAGGGGAAGACCGTGCTTAAGATCTTCAGAATCTTTTCCATGAGTGAAGATAAACGTATGTTTGCCATAATCAAAATGTTCTAAGAACTTCTCCATTATCGTTACTTTGATGAATGGATAAGCTGTGTTTAAATAAAGAGTAAGTGCTTGATTAGTGATATACCCAAATGAACCTGCATGGTTATCATTGGTTTGCATTACTGCGTGAATGTTATTTGCTAAGTTTCTCTCGACTAAAGTATCAAAGAATCTCTTATGAGTATAAAGATAAGTCATAAAAGCTTCCTTATTGTCCATGTTCTGAGGTAACTGGTGACCTCCTCTAGTGGTATAGCCGTTCCAACCATCTAAAGAATCGCCTAAGTCACAGATAAATAAGTCTTGTAGTCTTCCATAAGTTCTAACTTGCTTCTCTATCTCTTCTAGTGTTCTGTTCATTCTCTCCTCAAAGACATTCTCATTGTATTCGTTTCCAAAGAGAGCAGTAGAATGTGTAAGCGCACCTACATGTTTGTCACTCATATAAACAAATAAGCCTTTATTAGAGCTTACAAGAGCTTTCTTAGGTGTTGGGTGTACTGTGATGTCAGATTCAAGGAAAACTTCTCTTAGAATGCCTTCTATGTCGTCATTAAAAGTATCCTCAGGTTTGATATGAGCAAACAAAGCTGATACTAACCATCCTGAGCTTTTTTCTTTACTCCAATACTGAACGAGTTTCCACTTAGTAGTGTCTATTTTATGAATCCTAATGATCTCTTCGGCAGATCTAGGTTGCTCAGATACTAGTTTAGATACTTCTAAGGTACCTTTTTCTAAGTTTTCGTCGTAAGTTCCTAGAGTTGTATTAGAATTAATCTCAGATTGTGGATTTGGCATGTAAAGAGGATCACCCTTTAGGAGTTTAGCCATAGCTGATCTTTTCAAATCACGAACTCGCTTACCCCTTAACTGATTACGTTCTTCAGGATGATAGTTAAAACGAAGAGCAACTTCAATAGCTGTCTCATTCGTATTTGGATTGTCCATGTAATACTGAACAATCTGTTTAGAGATTGGTATCATAGGCTTTAGAGTATTAACCCTATGGTTAACAAAGCTATAGCAATTAATCCACCTTTCAAAACATTCTTTAATGTTTTAATAGTTTCTGCTTGAGATCTAACCTTTGTATCTAAGCGAACTATCTCTACTTTAGCGGTATCTAGAGCTAATCTAAAGTTAGGAATAATAGAATCTTTATATAAAGATAACTGTATACTGTCAGTCCTAACTATTTTTTTAAGACTTACTACTCTCTCACGTGCTTGAATTCCTTTAAGGAACTCGTTATTCAATTCCTTTAGCGGTAAGCTGTCTAGAGATTGTGAGTAGATACTTTGTGCCGTCAATATCAGGCATAGTGTCAATAGCGATTTGAATGGTGTCATACTTTAGGGTGATTTTTTCGTAAGTTCTATACTCTTCGTGTTTGATATGCTCTAAGGAGTCTATCTTTTCAAAGTAAGTATCGTTTGCTTTATCAATAGAATCTATAAAAGAGATTACTTGATTGGTATCTTGTTCTTGTACGTATTCATACCTGTATAAAAGGTAAACAATAGTAAAGAAAAAGATAAAGTTAAGTTTAATCGAGAGGTTTTTCATCTTTATCGTGGTTGAATTTATGTTGGTCTATCTTCTCTAAGATCTGAGAGAGTACACTGTTGTCTATGATTCCTACTGTGTGGGCATTTTTAAGCGCACTTATCAGCTGAAAAACAATAAAGGGAGCACAGAAAGTTTCGCTTAGCCAAAATGTCCCATCAAAACCCTTCTCTACCATAAGTATAACAGATAAGATAACTACCCAAGCAAACAAAGTCTTAAGAACCTTAAGCGCTTTTCTAGTTTGAAATCCTTCCTTCTTACTTCCTGCCCAAACACCAAAGAAACCATCTATAAACACAACAGCAACTAACGCTAAGTATTGTTCAGCATTATCTGCTCCTAGATTAAGGAAGTAAGTTCCTAAGAAAGCTAGGAGAGTTGTACCTGTGTATAAGAGGAAAGAGGTTTTCATTATTCAGTAGGAGGGAATGGTGGGGCTGGTGGTGGGATGTATTCGGCTTCGGGTAAATCTAAAACCCAAGCGTATTCGGTGATGGCAACTTCGGGCTTGTCTTCATCGGAAAGGAACAAAAATGAAACTCCGTTAATATCTTGAACGCAATTAAAGAACTGATAAGGTGCGTAGTATTGCCCTTGTATCAAATCCTTTTGTTCGGGTGTAAGTGTGTAACCTATCATACATTTCGGCTTAAAGTGGTTTGAAATGCTTGTACTGCGGTATAAAGATTAGATGCTTGTGTGTCGGTTAATCCGTCACCGATGGAAGCGAAGGCGTATTGCCTATCTGAAAATGCACTATAAGTTCCAGGTGTTGCGTCTTGTGCCGCACCTACAATTACATTTGTTGTAGGCAATGCAAGTAATGTTCTTGTAGCAGTAAGGATATTTGTTGTATTTCTAAATAATTTTGCGGTAGTAGAATTTTTTGTTTGTATAAAGTAAGCCGCAGTATTTACGCCTGATGTACTTGATAAATAATCACCCCACGCATTGTATGTGGTAGAATTATAATTCGCCAAAATACCCAACGCATTTGTATAGCCAAAGTTTCTTGCACCTATATCGTGCGTTGCTTTTGTGTTGTTTGTTCGAGAATAAATTGATATAGTAGTGCTTGTTTCGGATAAGTTTGTACTCACTTGCAAATTACTATCAAAATACGCACTTGTTCCATTACCCGTTACGCCCGTACTCGCAAAAGTCCAACCGCTTGTAAATGTACCCGTAAAACTTGACTATTTTAAGTTTTGCGCACACGCTGCCGCACTTGCACCAACCATTGGATAAA